CTTCATCACCTTGTGTTGCTGATGATGGTAAAGTCATTGTGATAGCACCCGATGTTGTGTTAACAAAATAACCTTCACCTGCAACCATAGTTGTATTAGATGTCTTAACAGCTTGCCAAGATGTTCCGCCAGATACTTCAGCAAAAGATAATTGACCAACGCCCGTTGTTCCTGAACCTGTAACTGATGCAACTTTTAAAAATCTATCTGCTGTTACGTTACCTGTTGGAAATTTTAATGTGTAAGACTGTGAGTTTGTGTGGGCCGGACTTTGAAGTTTAATCCCGTGGGAATTATTTTCGCAGTTAAGTTGTAGAGTTCCTGGGTTTGTATTACCACCAACTTCTACAACACCAGTCCCATTTGGTGTTAAATTAATTGCTCCATTTGAACCGTCTGTTATTGTAATTGTACCAGAGTTAGTTCCAGAATTAGTATCTAAAATTAAATCGTATGCACCGCTTGATGTAATTGTTGATGCAGCTGATCCTGTACCAACAACAATTTCACCAGATCCTTTTGGTGATAAAGCTAAATCTACATTTGAATCATCACCTAATGCAGCTACTTTTGGATCACCACCTGTAGCAGCGTTTGTAACATTTACATAGTTTACAGCTGAAGATGTTGTGCTGAAAAATAATTGTTCGTTTCCGTTTTCATCTCTAATACCGTGAGAGGTATCAAAGTCTATCATAAAAGAGTTAGTATCTAAGTTACCGCCTAATTGTGGTGATGTATCGTCAACAAGATCACTCGCTAATGCAACAGAGTCAATACCTGGATTAGTGCTATCATCTGCTTTTGCATAAACTAAAACTGTTTTACCGTTTGTGACAGTAATACCAGAATCAGTTCCAGACACATATTTAAATACTACGTTTTGAGAACCTGAAGTTGAATTTTTTAAGATATAAAAGTTTTGTACATCTAAGGGAATTGTAACATTTCTACTTGCTGTTAATGATCCTGTAAATTCTATAATTCTATGAGAAAGAGTTGCACCTGTAGATCCATCAGATACCGATAGAGTTGTATCACCAGAATCTGATACAGCTTGTGTAGTAAAACCACCAGATATCTGTTCAAAAATCTGTAAATTTGTATTTGTCTTTGTTCCCCACGTTCCAGCATTTTCACCAGTTGCCTGGAGTTCAATACCTAGGGGTGTATATGTCGATGCCATATTAAGCTGCTTCTCCTGTTACGTCGTTATAGCTTGTATTTGAGCCTGTTGCAACATCTGAATACGAAGTATTAGAACCCGTTGAAATATCACTATACGACGTGTTACTTCCCGTGTCAATATTAGCTAAGGCAGTAACATTTACTGCTCCTACACTAACTGTAGTCGATTGTCCAGTTAATCCCATAACTTGATCCTTTGGATCTATGGTTCCCACAGAAGCTGTAGCAGAAACACCTGTTAATCCCATAACGTCTGCAATCGTTAAACTACCTACAGAACCAGTTGAAGCTTGACCTGTTAATGTTACGACCGAGGAACCTAATCCCACCAAAGTTCCTAATTGTGATTCTATATTTAACCCTGTTAAAAGTGCTGCATCGTTTGGTACAACCACAGAACCTTGTCCTGATGTAATTGATAATCCTGTTAAATTAGCCTCATGTGATGTTACACCTTGAGCTGTTCCTTGTGATGAAGTTATTCCTAATCCCGTTGGTGATACATCTTCGTTTGGTGCAACAGCTGTTCCTTGACTAACAGTGGACTCTTGTCCTGTTAATCCCATGACTTGATCTGCAGGATCTACTACACCTATCGCCGCTGTTGAAGATAATCCAGATACAGCAAAAGATACGTTTATTATATTTGTAATTGAGTTAACAGATGATTGAAAAGATACTCCACCAATCTCTACTGTCTTTGGTATAACAGGTGAAATAGAACCAGTTGATGATGTAGAAGAAACTCCCGTTGGTTCTACTAAAGCATTTGCTAAAACACCTACTGCACCAATATTAAAAGTTGCAGCTATGCCTGTTAGTGAAACTGTTTCGTCAGCTAGATTACCATACTCACCATCGTTCCATGCTTTTGCACCCCAACCAGTTGCAAGTAATGCATCACGGTTCCAATACGCTTGGCCCCAGGTGAATCGACCCCATCCTGAAGAAACCGACATAGTGGTCCTCCTATGCTAATCTTATGATTGCGTTTGTTGCGTCTGCTGTAGGAAACTGAATTGTAAAAGTTCCGTTAGTTGCTGTTTTATCAGAACCAAAGGCTATCGCACAAACAGCTACGTTAGATGCAGATGAATTGTAAATTAATGCACCGTTAGCTGTAAAAGAAGCTGATGAAAAACTGACATCTGAAAAATCACAAACTGCAGTTGTGCTTGATGCCACTGGAGTCACGCTTGTTAATGTAGCACCACCAGAAGTGTATGCAGTTCCAGATGTATTTGTAATTTCTTCTGACGTTGAGAATGCAGTAGTTGATGCACCTAATGTTGCATCACTGTCGTATAAAGCAATTTTAAAAGTATTGCCTGTTGTTGCTGTAAAATTATGAACACCTTTTAATAGTTCTACTTTAAAACTTGTACAAATTGCCGATGTAATTGCCATTTTTTATCTCCTATGGGTTTGCTGAGTTAATTGGTATTCTGACTGTGCCATCTGTATAGTCATCTCTTCTTCGTCTTCCAACTTGCTCGTTAGCAAACTTCTGTACTTCCGTTCTATACTTTTGCTCGTATAATGTCAACATATCTGCTGGGCCTTTCAGGAAGCCATAAACCTCTGCTAGACAGCAATATAATAAGCCATTAGGGAAGTTTAAGCTAATGTAGTTGGTATCGTTATTCTCTAAAAGAGCTGGTGCCACATTATAGTGCACTCTAAATTTGTAATTTGTATTAGGGGTAGGAGCTAAAAATATACGTCCTGAGTTAGTATCAGCTTCACCTGTAGCACCACCAAACATAGCGTAGTATTTTGGTTTACCTTGCGCTGCAGATGTACCTGTAATCGGTTGATACTCTTGTAGGTATGTTACGTCTTTTTTCTCTAACCAAGTGTTAGATCCAGTTAACACGGCACTTGAATCATAGACTTGTATACCTCTAATAAAAACTGCCCCTGCTGGAGTGTTAATTGTTTCTTGTCCTGGAACTAAATTACCTGATTGTTGTTTTCTATCAGCATCGATAGGCACATCTCTAAAAATTCTATATTGTGCATTTAAAATAATATTTTCTAAAACAGAATCGGACAACACATTAGAATCAACTTCTGTGTAACTTCTTATTTGTGTTTTTAATCCTGATGCACTTAATCCTGCCATTATGCTACTATGGTGACTGGTCCTGCAGATGCAAGGCCACCTCCTCCTGTTCCCGAAAACAAGGCATTAGTGCCTGCTCCGAATGTATAATTATTATCATCAACTTTAGTAATTGTAAATCCTGATGCACCAGAAATAGTAGTTGCAGCTATACCACCAACAGATTCCACATCTCTAAATCTAACAGTATCACTAGTGGATCTACCATGGTTAGGCTCATTAACAGATATTGTTGCGGAACCACTTGTTGCTGTAAAAGCATTTAAAGGTAAAATTATAGGAACAGCTGTTTCTGTTCTATCTGGTCTTACATTACGCAAAGATATCGAGTCACCATTCATTGGTTTTGGTTCTAATTGTGGTTGTTTAGGTTCAAACTCAGATATATGCACAAAAGATCCATTCCATTCTCTAACCATTTCATTATATGGAAACTCCATACCTGATCTATCTGATATTGCTTTTGAATATTTACCTGTTGCGTATTTTGCCATTATTGACTTGGGTAATATGCTTTAGGTGTAATATATGTACTTGAAGCTGACCCATCCTCCGCTAGTGCTCTAGCAAATTCATCTTCGTATGCTAGTTTCATTGCTTGAATTAATTGTGGTTGATATTTTTGTGCTAAATAATATGCAAGGCCAGATACCATACAAGGTACAAATCTGAATGGAACATCTGCTGCATTTGTATAATCACCTATGTCTTGTATTCTTTTAATATAATAAAAATGCATGTCTTTAGATGCATTTGTTGAATCTGGTGTTGGATAAATATGTATCCTAACTTTATCTATAAATCTTTCTACCCAATATTGATTAGGTGTTCCTTTAGATAATTTATTTGAAAATGCTGCATAAGTAGATCTGTCTACTTTTGTCATTGGTGAATCTGATTGAGTTGTTTGTGTTCTATTAGATCTTAATTGTGCTTCTAATACATCTGACATTCCAAATACGCTAGCTGGAGTAGATGTTGCACTTGTGCCATCATCAGATGATCTAAAAAAATCGTACTCTGCTTGCCCCTCTATTAAATCTAAATCGAGTTCATCTATTTCCCAATAGTGAATACCCCTGTTTCCCCACTCTTGAAACAAGATATTTAACGATCTTCTTGCAGATTTTAATTGGTAACCAGCTACGTTCTGTAGTCCAATACGTTCAAAAGACTCTTCTACTATCTCATCAATAGCAAAAGTTTTATCGAACGTAGCTGTTCCCGAAGTTGTATTAGCCATTCAAACTCCTACGATTCGTAAACTTTAATCCATTCACAAACAACTGTAGCGGTATCTCCATTGGTACATGCTGGTAATGTTATGTTAACATCTCCAGTGAAACCACTTGCTTCGGTGTTTTTTAGTCCACCAAAAGAAGAGTAGTCATATTCCATTTCACCATTTAATGTTTGAAAAACTACATCCGTTGTAGCATCCCATAACATTCTAGGTGCATCTACCTGTGCTGTTACTGAAACATTAAAACTAACTTTGTTTAATCTTACTTTAGTACAAGATTTACCATTGTTAGTTGCTAATGCAGATACATCAACAATCTTTGTTGTGCTTCCGTCACCATCAGAAACTACATTGTAGTGAGTGATAAGTTTTTTTGATCCGTCAAATACAGTTGTATTTAATACTGTGTCTGCCATTTTTTGTCCTCCTTTTCAAGGGCGCCTGCATCACCAGGCGCCCCGAGTTATCTATTAACTATCTGCAAAAGGTGTTGCTTCGGTACCTGTACCGATCAACACAGCTTCTACTAAATATACATTGTCTTCAAGTGCCGTGATAGTAACTGTACTACCTTTGTCGCCACCTGTAGTTCCACCGTTCATGCTGATAACATCGTTAGATGATGCTGGTGCGAATGTATTGTTAGTTCCATCTGCTACGTTCACAACAGTCGCGTGACCAACAAATTTGTCAGTTCCGTCTGTTTTGATATCGCAATCAGTTGAATCTGTGCCTACAAAAAATTTGTAGACTGCACCTAAGTGACTGTTCACGTTAGGGTCATTGTCGCCAGCTGAAGCACCTTTGCTATCTGCTTTGATTGTTGGAAGAGTAATTGCTCCATCTGCATCATTTACTTTAATTACCTTACCTGCGTGAGCAGCAAAAGTTAAAGTAGTTTCCGCCGTGATGTTAACAACTGAATCAGGTCCCGCGGTAACAAATCCTCTTTGGGATTTTACCGGTCCTGAAAATGTAGTTTGTGCCATAATTATATCCTCCTAGTTTACAGATCATAGTCTCTAGGCCGTCGACTATACGCGTCTATGATCTTTTATAATTGTATAGTAAGGAAGTTATACTCTTATTTTTTCAAGAGTGCAAGAGAGCCTGTACTTTGGTTTGATTTTTATCCAAGATGTAGCTTTTTACTAAGTAGCTACTGAAACTTCTGGCGCAGCATCTTCTATCTTATTAGTAAGACTAGCTATTTTAGCTTCTTCTTGCTTAATAGCGTTGACAACTTCTCTAATTTTGTTGTCGATTCTTACCATATCCAAAGTATACCTTTGGTTATCACGCTGATGCAGTGCCCACTCTGTCTCTAGACCCCTCTTTTTCTTGTAAAGGTCCCTGACTTGTATTTGCATCTATGGTTTCCTCATAAGTTAGCCATAATTTAGACGAATCAATGAATCCATCTTTTTCCCAAACTATATCATTTTCTCCTAGTTTGTCAATGAGTGCATTTTCAAAGGCTTTGTCCTCATCCTCTGACGCAATATTGAAGCTAGCATAGTATCCATATGCTCTTATCTGTACTCGAAATGTCTTCATGATTACTTCTTCTCTACCATAAAAAAAGGGGACTCGAAAGCCCCCTTTTTAATTAGTTATTACGCACCTTCTACGCCGAAGATACCTCTAGGGTCTGATACTCCAAATGAGTATCTTTCTCTAGCTTTGTATCTTACGTTGCCAGTGTCGAAATCACCTTCCATTGCAGTCGTTAATGGA